CGCCGTACATCGCCTTGATCTCCTCCAACTTCTTTCGCACTTCATCCGCGCTCATGGTGTCGATGGTCCCGTGGCGGATCTCCTTGCGCTCGACGTAGATCGTTCCCAGCGCCTGACCACGTCGGTACTCCGCTTGCACAGCTGCAGAGTAGTTGCCGGCCTCCAGCGCCTTGTCGCGGATGATCTGCAGGTCTCGCATGTGTCGCTCTATCGTCGTGCCATACTTTTCCGCAACGTCCTGTCGATAGCGCTGAATGGCAGCGACAACGTGGGGATTGCGCTTTGGGTTTGTCAGGTTATAGCCAATGTCACCCGCAGAATCTTTTGAGTAGCCGGCAGCTAAAGCCGCTTGCACAAGGGTCACCTTTCCATCACCGTCAATTAGCTCTTGGATAAATCTCCATTGCTGTGGTGTTACCGGGCGCGTCTGGTCCTCAAGCGGCGCTACTGGCGTGCTCAGGCGCGCATTGAGCCTGTCTCTGCGCACTGGTGATTGGTTAAGCAGTGTTGCTATAGGCCCCTTTTTAGGCATCTTCGCTCTCCTTCACTGACTTAACATGGCTCTTTGCAGCCTCCGCGCCCTTTGCTACAAAGGTTTTATGGCCGATCAGGTTTAAATATTCGATCCAATCTCTTTGCTCTGCTGACACACTGCCCCCCTTAGTTTTTTTAAATTCAATCCACAGCAACCACGCAGGGATAAACAGATCAGGCACACCCGGCGAGACTCCCTCCAGCTTAAACCTGCCCCCTTCTCGGCGTGACCTAGCGCCCCCGTTCGGGATAGCAAAAATGCGAACTTCAGGATAAGTCCGCCGGAACCACCAAACAAACTCCCTCTGCTCCTCATGCTCCGTGGGGACTCTATCCACCGCAGAAACCTTTAAGTCTGCAGAAGACTTTAAAACGGTATTCGCATTTCTAGCCAGTCTTCGCATTGATTGAGCTCCCTCGCAAATTGTTCTGGCACCACCTGATCAAACTTCATGCAGGTGGCGCTGAAAGATAAAAAGTGTTCACACGTAAAACAACATTTTGGCGGCCTTCTTTTATAGTAGTCTTTAACAAATTCTGGCTCGCGATACATATCAAAACTCTCTTCTAGTAACCCGAAAAAATTTTCCGTCTTTCTTATAACTAACCAACTGTGGCTTTCTCCCGAAGTTTAACTCTGCACAAATGCTGCCCAAGTCGTCATGCTTTAAAGCATTGACGGCACCGCTTTTCGCAGCAATGGCCGCAAGCTTCTGTGCGGCAGTTGCGCCAGAGTAACCGTCGTGCAGGATTGTAAAATACTCTGTCACCACCGGGTCAGAGAACGCACCGTAGTAGTCAACTGCAATCATGCGCTTGCCGCTTGCCTTGCTGACATGCTCTCGCCAGCGCCAGTCGCTGATACTCATGTCAATGGAGTCAAGCCCCATGATGTCAGCATCGCGCAGTGCAAGCTTTGGTTTTTTTGGTGGCGGGAACGGAGCGCCGCAAGCTGGGCAAAAAGCTTTTGAGATATGCACAAGCTCTCCACAGGATGCGCATACTTTGACTGGCGGCTCGCCATCACCGTCTTTTTTCTTATTAGGCGGATTCACAGCGGTGATTGGACCGTGCGTCTCAACGACGCCAGCAAAGTCAAGCACGAGACAATGATCGGTGTGACTCTTGGGGCGCAGCCCTCGACCTGCCATCTGCATGTACAGCACAGGCGACATGGTGGCGCGTAGCATGGCTATCAGATCAATGTCCGGGTAATCAAAGCCTGTTGTCAGGACGTTGACGTTCGTCAGCGCCCGAATCTTGCCAGCCTTGAAATCGTTTATTATATCTTCACGGTCAATTGCAGAAGTATCCCCAGTCAGGCAAGCAGCCTCAATGCCACGCTCCATCAGCTCATGCGCGACGTGTTGAGCGTGCTCAACTCCGGCGCAGAAAAACAGCCACGCCTTGCGATCCCCAGCAAGACTAATCACCTCGTCAACCACCGCCTTATTATGCTTTTCTGTATCAAAAGCCGCCTGCATTTCCGACTCAATGTAATCACCGCCGCGTTTTTTTATGCCCTCGGTGCTGAGCTTCTCCTTGGTAATCTTCGATCTGAGCGGTGCTAGGTACTTTTTATGTATAAGCTCCTCGAGGCTTACCGGCTCCAGTAGGGCATCAAACAGCGCCGGCTTGTCAGTGATCATCCCGTGACCCAACCGATATGGCGTCGCAGTCAAACCAATAACCCGTATCCTCGGGTTAATTTCCATCAGGTTATTAATCAGCTTTCTGTAACCGCCGGCATCCTCATGGCTGATCAGGTGGCACTCGTCAACAATGATCAGGTCAACATGACCAATCTGATCTGACTTATTGCGCACAGACTGGATCCCGGCAAATGTGATTGGCTCGTTCAGGTTGCGCATGCCCAAGCCGGCTGAGTATATGCCCATCGGCGCGCCCGGCCAGTGCTGGCGCATCTTCTCTGCGTTCTGTTCGATTAGCTCTTTAACGTGCGTCAGCATTAAGATGCGCGTCTCCGGCCAGCTCTGCAGAGAGTCTTTGCACAGCGCTGCCACAACGTGACTTTTGCCGGCACCCGTCGGCAGCACCAAGCATGGGTTGCCTTCACCTCCATCCCTAAACCATTGGTACAGCTGGTCTATGGTTCTCTGTTGATACTCTCTGAGCTCTATCATCCACTGATTCTCCCACCAAAGCCTTCGCGCAGCGCATTGACGTTCGGATCATCAGCCAGCACCAGCTCCAGATTGGAGACCAACTCTGTGCTGTGATATCCGTCCTCACCGTTGACCACTTGCTTTCCGTCAATGTCGTAAATTGCCGACCAGTCGCCAGAGGCGCCAGCCATCTTCCAAGGAACAAGATCTGGGTGCATCACATGAGAGTCGCACCCGGCGTGCTGAGCATCCGTGGGGATGGTTGTATCCCAGCGCGCGCAGTGCCATGTGCTGTCGTCGCGTGGCGTTGAGTGCGCGCAGGTTCGGCAGTTGGCCTGCTTTGTCGTGTGGGTCTTGTGGCACATATCGTATGCAGGGCAGTACTTGCACTGATACCACGACGGCGAAGCGCCTACCATTGGCTCTGGCATGCGCTCAGTCAACGCAATGCGCTGGCCTCGCTCAACGTATGCCTTGGCGGACTCGGAGCACAGGCGCACTCTCTCGGTGTATATGCGGTCATCATCTTTGCAGACGGCGTAGTACAAGGCGCGGTCAACCTTCGACCCCAGCATGTAAACCTGCATCTGCGCCCAGTGCATTGGCTTAGCAAGCTGGACGCCCTTGGCAACCAGCTCATTGAACGACTTCAGGCTGTGAGTCTTGGCCTCAAGCAGATGCTTTTTATTGGGAGCCTCCGGAACGCCTGACTCGATGATGCCGTCAATACTGCCCGAAACGTGCGACCCGAAATCAACGAGGCTCTGATTGTCGCCAACGCTTTTAACGTGACAGCCTGCTGCCCGCAGGTCAGAGACAATCAGATCCTCTTCAAGGTGGCCGCGCCGGAACAGTCTCAGGATGCGACCGGGGAACGGCTCGATGACCGCCCAGCGGAAAAGCAGCCACAGCTTGCGCTCGCATACCTCGCCAAGCATGGAGCACCCCATGTGCGGGCGCGGCTTTTCTGCGCGGGCTTCATGAGCCGCATCAATCGCTGCGGCTAATGAGTTCATTGCTTCTGGGATTGCAGTCATGTGTTATGCGGAGCAGTTTCCTGCCCCGCCCTCAGTTTATTTTTTTGCCCAAGGCGGGGTTGGAGACGAGCCTGCTGCTGGTGGCTGGATCTGACCGGCCTGTGACGGTTTGGGTATTGATCCGCCCTCAATGGCCTTCCAGCCCTTGATCTCATTCGTGGGATCGTACCCTTCCTGCTTGCGCGTGGCGATCTTGATTGACACGGTGGACCCGATCAACTGATCCGTGTCCTTGACGGTTTTAAGACCAACAGCAAGGCACAAATCGCGCAGCTGCTCGCGACCGATTTCCTCGGCCTTGGGATTGGGGTTGCGAACATTAAAGTTGCCAAACACCACGCGGCCCTGATGTGTTGGGCCGGTCACGTCGTAGCGAACCTTGATGTACTGACCAGTGCCGGCCTTCGTTGCGCAGAGCTCTGTCTTACTGATGTACGCCGTGTACCATCCGTCGGGCAGTGGATCGTAAGATCTCTGGCTCTCGGGAACGTCTGCGACGTTAAATACTTCATTCAGTTGTGCCATGTTACTTCTCCTCGTTTACTGTAATTGCAAAGGACGGTCGTCCCGGTGTTGTTGTAATTGCTTCAAGCAGTGGGGCGATGATGCCCTCCTCAGCCGCCTTCCACGCACGCGCATTGATCTCGGGCTTCCAGCGAAACAGTCCCGACAGGTGCTCGGTCAGGCCGTGCTCGGCGGCAACCATCTGCAGTTTTTCAGAATCAATCTTGTGATTCATGCGGCCAGTCAGGTTGATCTTAAAGAATCCAGCGCGCGTGTTTTGGCTGCCCTCAAAGTCAGCAGGCAGGTCAATCAGGGCAAGCATCTGGTCCTCGATCTCCCGACGCTCATCCTGCGCGGCCTTCTCAGCGGTCTTGGCGGCCAGCCATTTCTGGCTCAGCC